GTCAAGAGAATTTGAGACAGAAGAAGCATCAAGTAAATTTAATAACGGCAGTGAAGGACGCAGAGTCAGAGAAACCAGTAATGACGTGGCCGACTCCGAGAGCGAGAGATTGGAAGGACTCAATGAAAGCAGTTCCAAAGGCAGTGATAGAGGGAAAGAGAAAACATACATTAGGAACGAAGGTAGCAGAATCCCGATTGTTGGAAGAGAAGCAATCGAAGCCTTCGCCACCAGTTTCAAATTCCACTGGTCAACTGAGCCCAATGTGGGTAGAGTGGCTAATGGGGTACCCAATAGGGTACACAGACTTAAACAGTTAGGGAATTCAGTGGTCCCTCAGATCCCCCGACTTTTGGGCCACTGTATTCTTTCCCAGCCTAGGGGTAGCGATGTCGCAAAGAGTATCGCAAACTAGGTAGGACGTCAGCGGGAGGTGCGTCATTCATGAAAAACACCCGTGAGTAGGGAGCTCTTTAGTTAAACAAAGAAAATCCCATGAGAGCGATCCTACAGAGAAGGGCTTGACATATGTTAAGCCCTTTCTTTATTATGCTATGTATTATGGACACAAAAGGCTTATCCGAGAGCCTAGACGACTGCCCATGTATAGGGATATGTTCCGCTACACAATGGGGCGACCCGATCTGTAAAGGATGCGGACGCACCTCTACGGAAATAAGAGATTGGGGATCTTTACCTTCTGTGTATAAAAAATTAGTTATAATAAGAGCTGCTAGTGAAGGCTACACACCCAGACAAAAGTTTAATGAAAGAGTTACTAATAAAGACCGCAATATCCGTAGAATCTGCCCGCTCCTCGCAAGCAAAGACTAACCTCCTTTCGCTATGTGAACATGGCATGGCAATTCCAGAACATTCAGACTTAGTTCAAGAAGTTTTAAAGCAAACTCAGATCAAGGCAGAGGCCGACGAAAATGTGAGAGTTTTACAAGAACTTCTGCTAGAATAAATTTATTATGAATGGTGATGGTGGAATTGGAGATTTACTTTCTCCCTCTTTAGGAGGAGGTATTATTGATGAAGCTCCTATCTTCGCCACGCTTAACCCTAATGTAACTTCTGGCTTTAACTTTACCCCTTCCCCTTTAGACTTAGGCTTTGGTATGCCAGGTGGTATGCCAGGCGGTATACCGAGTGGAATCCCTTCTGGTATGCCAGGTGGTATGCCTCCAGGAGTGGCTGGATTATTAAAACCTTCTATGGAACGTTACGAGCCCCAATCAGGAGCGGGTTTAAAAGGTTTCTTTACGAGTTTTATTAAAGCTTTAGCTGCTACCAATCCTGTATTGGCAAAAGCTATGTTAGCTAAAAACTTAAAACAGGCTTACGACAAGGGAGGAATGAAGGGATTACTTACGTTAGGTGCTATGATGAAATCAAGTCCTTTAGGAAGAATGGGGATTCGTGGAATCATGGATTTGAACAGAGGCGCAAGCCCCCGCGACGTATTTGGCAACATGGCCATGAGTTATGGAGCAAATAGAGCTTCTCAAGCTTTGACGCAAAAAGCTTTGATGCCTTTAATGAAAAGAGCTTACGATACTCATGGAATGATGGGTGTTAGATTGGTTGCTAGTCTTGGTAATCCTGTTAATAGACGTTTACAACAAGGTATCATGGGTCTATTACGAAAAAGAATGGCTCCTGGCGGAGACTAATGTCAAAAGGTTCTAAACCACGACCTATTTACATTTCTCAAGAAGAATTCAGTAGTAATTGGGACAAAATATTTAAGAATAAGGGACAAAAGAAGGTTGTTCGAGGTAAAAGGACCAAGGACCTCACCTGAAACTTACTTTAGAAGTTAGCTCTAAGTTATTGATTTTATTGGAAATAAATTTTTTCCTCACCTGTGAGAAGTTAGCTCTAAGTTATTGATTTTATTGACACTGTTAGTTTTCCTATATAACAAAACCTCACCTCACCTGAGATTTCTACAAAATTTATTTTTTAAATACAAAAATTTAACAGAATTTTAGTTTTCTGGGTGAGAAGTGCTGAAAATATAGCTTCTATAAGGGTTTCCGTCTAACCTGGTAAAAGTTAGATCAGGTGAGGAAATGAGAAAAACCCTTATTTTATGTGGTCTCCCATCTAACCTGGTAAAAGTTAGAAACTTTTACATACTTTTTATTACTTTGGTGTATAATTTTGCAATGCCAAAAGGAATATCAGGAAACATATCTGGTCGTAATGATAAGCATCTAACCTCTAAGCAAGTTCGTTTTGCTAAAGAGTATGTTTACAATGATGGGTCCAAAACCCAAACTGAATGTGCTTTAGATGCGGGCTATGCAGAGAGTTCTGCTGCTGTTCGTGCTTCCGAGCTAACAAATCCTCAGAAATACCCACTTGTTGTTCGCTATATTCAAGAGCTCCAGGCAGAATTAGATAAGAAGTATGAAGTTACATTTGGTAGGCATGTTAGAGAACTAGCCAAAATCAGAGACGAAGCTATGAAAAAAGGTAATTTAACTGCTGCTGTTTCTGCTGAAGTTCAGAGAGGACGTGCTGCAGGCCTATATGTAGAAAGAAAAGAGGTTAGAACAGGTACGTTAGATTCTTTAAGTGAAATAGAAATAAAAGACAGAATCAAAAAACTTCTAGGAGATTACAAACCACTCCTAGAAGTTCAAGATGCTCAGATTATAGAGAGCTAACTTTTAAATTAGCAATTTGCTTTAGCACTATATCTTGTTCTGAATCATCATATTCATACCAAATTAACTTGCCTAAAGCTTGCTTGTGACTTTCTTCTGCTAGATGCGGAAGCATGTCCTGGATCTTAGCGTGTATTCTTGGGTAGCTATCGTCAGAACAATCTATACATAGTTGGTAATTTTTGCTCTTAGCTTTGGTGTGCACATTTATAAATACTAACAAATCTAAAAGTTCGTTTCTTCTTAATATAGCTAGTAATGCTTCTGCTTGTTTTTGGTTTAAATACGTTCTTCTTCTTTTCATAATGACCTCACTCTTGGTTGTTTAACTTTTTTAGGGTGTTCCTTGTCCATGATTTCTTGATATAACTCGTTTGTTATTTCTTTCCTTTGATTGGGAGTTACCTTAGTTAAGATTTTGATATCTCGTTTCTTGGGTTTGTATGTTTTCCAATAAATTGCTTCTGGGGGTTGTGTTCTCCAAGTCCATTCTATAGTACCTAATAAAGTGCTGTCAAAATGTAACTTTGGAGAACAAGAAAACTTATCCTTATATAAAATCACATTTAGATAAATTTCATATAAGGTTTGGCTCTAACTTTAGCTACTTCTAGCTGATCCGTGCCTAATCTGACTGTAGGCTTAGATGAATCTGCTGACACTAATACATATTCGCCATTGTGCTTATCTATAATATAATTACTCACTTTTATTTGCTCCTTGATATTTAGCAAGCCAATAATGCTTGTCTATGTTAATTTCGTCCCATATTCGCTGTTTTGTTTTCATTTGTTCCTCAGTAATATAATCTTGTTCAGCGAAGTAAGGGTAAATGTCTTTCATGCACTCATTAACTATGTTTTCTAGTGCATCTTGAATAACCTTCTTTCGATATTCTGAAGTGAATCTTCTTCCTACTACAGTGTTTATTGGGGTGGGTTCATTTCTCATTTATTTCTCCTTCTATTATTTCAAAACCTTCCTGCACAAGTCTATCCATAAACCATTGTGCTTTCAGTAGGTCTTCTTGTCCATTTTTCTCCTGGTATCTCCAAAGATATTTGTATATAGATCCTTTTAAATATCCATGAAAACCTTCTAAAGACATACTAGCCTTAATAGCTTCTATACACTCAATCTCACTATTTTTGTAGTGAGAAGGGTTTATATTATCTGGCATTTTTTGTTTTTCTTAGAGAAGTCCAATCAGTATCTTGAAATCCATCTTTCCCAAATCGCATATACATTGGCACAATCTTATCGCTCAGATGCGGAATAGACATTAGCTTGTTGTAGCCTGATCGGGGAGTAGAGGCAATTACTTCTACTCTGTACTGTTGTAACCTATTCTTTTCGTCTTTATCATTATATAAAAAAGCGTATGTTTTCATTTTTTCTCCTGTAATTTAAACTCGTCTATGACCAGGGGTCTGCCAAATTCATCATGTGGCTCTGTTGGTGCTGGGCCATGTTCTTCGCCTGGAATATCGTTGTATCTCTTTAAATCTGTTCCCATTACTTTTCCTCCTCGTTTAGATGTTTTGCAACATCTTCCATAATCATCATTAAAGTTTGATCTTCAAGAACAGACGCAGTTAAAGCTTTAATTTGCGTATCGTCTATATCAGTATCATGCACATTAATTTGTATATCTATTACAA